TAATTTTTAATTATTAATATAATTAAAGATAATAAATTAATTTTGACCTTTAAAATATTTATGTATATTTTTGAATAGTTTTTTTAGTGGTAGAGGGGAAGTCTTGAGCTGAGGGGAAGTACATCCCAGCAACGATCGGGAGCTAGTGGACGGTTTGTCTGGTGAACGCGCTACCCAGACAAACAGCGAAGGAGCCCGGGTGGAAACCCGAGCTCGATCTAACCATTAAAAATTAAAAGTATGAACCGTCTTTAAGCCACGGCGGCTAATATGTTTACTGGTACTAGCTTTCCAGTGTATTGTAGTCTGGAGCATTCCCATTCAAATTCATTGTTATAAGTGTATACGTAATCCACCCCATAATCATTTCCCACTGCAGCTAGCTCACTGGTGTTTACGTCCCTAGGCTCCACCATTCCCCACGGTTCGTTTCTGTCGCGGTGATAAGCTGTACACTGGTCTAGTGTTACGTCTAGTGAACTCAAATCCCCTAGCTCCATCAGTGCATTTATTGCTGCGGGAGTGTTGTAGTTGTGTACTAGTAACTCCCCAACGTGTGATGGATATCCATCCCAGTGGCAATAAATTATTTTAGTGATCCCATCATTCAAGTTAATTCCAATCAATGATCTTGTAGCCATAAATTTAATTTTAATTTTATAATGTGAAGGTAAGGTGTATTATCTAGCCTTCCAAATTTACTTCAGTAAGTGTTTCTACAACTTCAACTTCATAAATTTTATAATTAAAATGTTTTATTTGAAGTGAAAAATAACCACCAACCTGTTCTTTATTTCTACCAGACTGGGTACAATTAAAGTTACCAACATAATTATCTAGTCCTAGTTTATAAAAAGCTTTAACATTCTTAAATCGTTTTCTTTTTATTCCAAGTGTATCACCAACTCCAAATGTAAATCCATTTCCAAAGTAACCAAACTGTAAATTATACTTATAATATTCATTTAGTTCACTAACACCAAATTCATTTAAACCGTTAAGAACAACTTCAATCTGCTTTTTACTCATATTTTTAATTTTTATAACATCAATATATGACTATAACAGTGACACTACAAATAAACATGTTGTTTTACTCCGTGTAGGCTACTCACACGAAACGCTTGTTTCCACTCCCACTCCCCTACGGGTGCGTCTGGTTGTCTGGTGCTCACTGGTTGCTCCACACCGTACTCTAGATTGATCGGTTCACCTTCCACTCGTACACCAAAAAGGAACGATAATAAAAAAGTGATAATAATGTCTTTGTAATAAAGTAGTTTACTCATAATTTAATTTTTATAACATCAATATACGAAAAAAACATTGACACAAAAGATGAGTAGACGGGACCCCCTCTGGACCCCGTCGCTCAAAATATTATGCGGCAACCGCAGCCTTAGCTGGTCTACCACGCTTGATCGTTTCACCAGCTGCGATCTTAGCTGCCTTAACGGCTAACTTCGCTTGACGCGCTGATCCTTCACTAGCTGGTCTACCACGCTTCACTTCCCCACCCGCTGCTACTCTGGCTGCTCTAGCTTCCAGACGCGCTTGACGAGCTGATGTTGATACTGTTGGACGACCTCTTTTACCTGTGTTTTTTACTGTTGTACTTTTTGACATAACCTTTTGTTTTATTGTTTTTAATTATTATATTATAAATGTCTGGACAAAACATTGCCCAAAAAAATTATTTATTTGTGTATACGGCTTGCATTTTATCTAAACCGTAACTTACCCCAGCGTGAAAAATATTCATCACATCCATTGCATCATCTACCACTACCTGTACCTTTACCTGTCCCGTTCCGTCTGGGTGACTCATCACTACTATTTTATCATTCATATTTTTCTGTAAATAAGGAAGGCGATCTGTGGTTGTAAAAATCTCTACTATCATAACTTTAATTTTTATTTGTGTACCGTAAATATATGAATGGAGTTTTGCCCTGTCACATTTATCTACGATGTGTTAAAGTAATTATTTCATTCACATTACCATCTTCCCATACTTCTGTTGTTACTATACCTGTTAACTGATAGTAATATGTGTCATTGTCCAATTCATTATCACTCAAATATAATTCTTTATTTGGATCTAATTTGGCTAATTCATTCATTAATTCTTTAACTGTCATGTGTTTTAATTTTATACCGTAAATATATGAGGCGGGTTTTGCCCCGCCTCATTTTTACTTAACAACTTGCATTAACTAATTCTGTAATTTCGTCTTGCATTTCTTCTAATTTATTTCTAATGGCAAGATTCCAATCAATTCCCATTTCTAAATGAAATTGCTTAAACTTTTTAAAATTAGCATAACCCTGAATTGGCACACCCATATATGTAACTTCATTTATATCTGCCATGTCAATATCAACTTCTTCATTTTCCCCATTAAGACTTTTACAAGTTTGAATTTCGCATATGCATTTTAATTCACCTACTTGTATAGGAACTTCGACCATAACCATTAATAACTTACTTGTAACTTTCATATTTTTTAATTTTTATTTATACATAAATCTACACAAAAAACCTTGACCGAACAAAACCTATCGACGAGCGCTTTTAGGGCGCCCGCGCTTACCCCCAGTGCGTACTCTAGTGGCCGCCTTCTGGCTGACCCTCTGGGCGATCACCTCACTAGTGAGTGATGGACGCCCGCGCTTACCCTTGGGTTTATCGATCGCGTTGGATAAAACCTTCGGTGTTGTTGACGCTGGACGGCCACGCTTACCACCACTGCGCGTTGAGCGCTCTAGTTTGGCTGCGTCTCTGGCTGCCTTCACCGCTGAATCAAGTGCTGGACGACCCCTGCGGCCACCCTCCACCTTCACCTTCGGTGGTTTAGACCCACGTTTCGCAGCACGTTCACGTGCCGCCTGAGCCTTCTCAGCTCGACGCATCATTTTATCCAATGTCTTCTTATGCTTAATAATCGCTGGGTGTAAACAAACCTGATCCATATCGTAGTTACGTACACCACCTCCTCCGTCACGTACCTCAAAACCACCGTTGGGAAAAAGCTTATGTTCACCTGGCGCCCACTGACGTATCAGGTGGAACCACAAATTCTTCTCATAAAAAAACGGTGCGGGTAAAACCCTATCGCCTGGCTTCATCACCATTAGCTCTGGCTCAATATCGGTGTAGCTTAGGTATGTGCCTAGTTTCGCTCCGCCTACTATAAAATCATTTTCTTTAACTTTCATAACCTTAATTTGCGTGAAGATACGAACGAACCTTGCCCCACCCAAACAAAAAAAAAAAAACTAAAACAAAAAAAAAAAAGAAAATTGGTAGCAAGTTACGAAAAAATTTTGACTAAACCAAAAAAATTTGTGCGACAAAAAATCGGCACAAAAAAATTAGTTTGTTCACAAAAAATTTACTACAAAAATTAGTACTACATTCAGTAGTAAAAAACTACATTGCGTAGTTTATTGGTAATCAATAAATGAGTATTGGGTTTCAATAAATAGTTGTTGTTTGTCGATAAAAAAGATGTGGAGTGGCGAAACAAAAACAGGTTGGGTCGCATCAACCAATCACCATACATCAACATTATGTCACATACATTCGACTAACAACAGTAGTAACAAAAAAACTACTATTTGTAGCTATCCTACGTTCGTTAGTTTTCCACACATTGCAATAAAAAAAGCGATATCGTTTAGACAAAAAATGCGCGCTATCTACGCAGTAAATGCGCTAAAAAACGCGTTGTTATTTGACTACATCATCGTAGGGTACCCATTTTCCATTAGGCATATTCAACATACACTCGCCGTCTATATTAGCTACGGCTCCAAAGCCATATCCCTCACATATCCAGCTCTCATACGTGTTATGTTTTAATTTGCTAAACACCTCCAATATATCGAAATCGCTCGGCATATCAGGGTCGTTTGCGTCGCACCATTGTTTACTAAAGTCTGCCACTTTCTATCGTTTTTTATTGTTATAATATATTTTATATAACTCGTCTTCTTTTTTAGCACAATCATTACATTGAACTCCTCTACCTACTGTGTTTAATAATTGATCGTATGTATTTAAACCATCTAATTCCTTCATTTCATCATCTGTTAGATCGATTCGCTCTAAATTCTCCCACCAATTGGCTCTACCCCATTTATCAATTAATGCTTCGGCTTCGGGAATTGGGATTGTCATTGCTATAAACCCGTAATAACAATCTGCTTTATCCTCACCACAATGTTGACATCTATCTATTTTACCTTCCACTATCCTAAATTTTATTTGTTTTGAGGGTATGTTTTATCAATGTAATGTATTGGGTTAAAATATTCATGTTTTATATCATGTCCATACCAACAAGCATTTATTATCTGCTGTTTTTCTTTTTCAAGTGCATTTTTAATGGCAGCAGTTGTTAGTATTGCCTTATTGCTTTTTGTTATTTCATTTTCTTTTATGCTTTCAATAAACAATAATTCATCAACTAATTCTTGCATTGCGGTTTTCATCTATCCTTTTTTTTTATTACCATTGAATTTACGCTTACCCTTCTTGCCCCCCACATGTTTACTCTGAGTACTATTAGCATCCTCGTCCGCTTCCTCGTTCGTTACATAGTGTGATCCTTCATTCCCGTTCTGCCCTATGATGTCCATTCGTTTATTGGCTTCTTCTTCGTCCCAACTCGCTTTGTCGTGTCCAACACAAGGTGGAATGCGTTCTGCTCCGTCTACATTCCAATCCAATATATCATTTTTGTTATCCATAAACGCTTCGAATGATGACTCTCCATACTCGTCATTTCCATCGTACTCGTGTAATGCTTTGATTACTGCGTCTAGTTTTGCTTCGATGCGGTTTAATTTACCTATTATTATTTCTTCCATCTATCTATGTTTTAACTTTAACATTGCTATACATTCTCCTAATTCATTTAAACACACCCAATAATCTTCATTGAATGGGATTGGATTCCATTTTGTTTTCATCTATTCTTCGTTTTAATTACTTCGTTAATTGGGTACCATGGTATGAATCTATTCATATTGTATCGTATATACGTATTTATGTATGTGGTGTGTGAGCCATAAAGCTGAAGCTGAATTTTAGGGTGCTATTTATAATTTTTGTATTTGTTCCATTAATTTAGTCACTTCATTTTCGCTTAGATATCCTTCAACATCGCTCGTTACAGGCGTTTCGTATGTTAAATCGCCGTTACTATCTAATACTGCTAATTCATATAAGCCGTCTTTACCACCATATGTGTATTCGCCTTTAACTACGCTTGCTCCGTATCCGTTTTCAAATGTAATACGGCTCATAATACCATTCATGTTTGAATGTGGTTTGAATTCTAAATCGTTAAACGTTTTCATATTAATAGTCTCCATGTTTATGATATGCTGCTTTAAATTGCATATCGTGATTTAATTTATCTTCTGCTAATATACGCTCTTTATTTTGCTCCCACCATTGTTGGTATTCGTTGTTTGATAGGTATCCTTCATCACTACCCATTGCTTGTCGTTCAATTTCGTTACGTACCTTGTCTGCTATCTTATTTACTAGATCCTTATTAGCGAAGTTAATACCGTCTGCTTGTAGTGTTTTACCTAGGCAGTAATATATTTCGTTCAGTTCTTGTAGTGTAAATGTCATATCTTTTAATTTTATAACGTGAATCTACGCTGTTTGTTCTGCCTGCCCAACGTATCTATTGTAACGAGTCGTTTCATCAGCGTCGCTTTTTGCTTTTTTATTTGTTTCCCAATCATATACTGTTTCTATGAATGAGTCGAAGTAATCGCCTTTAACATCAATATCGATCCAATGTAAATCGTCTTTTCTCTTATATTGTAATGCTATTTTATTATACTTAGCAGGTCCAACTACTCTGTAAGTGTTTACATACACGTAATCCCACTTGCCACGTCCTGTTTCTAATTGGAATTCAATTGGCATCTCTATTAATTCATATTGGTTCGTATCGTAATTCATTTTACAGTTTAGGCGAGGCGATACAGTGTGTTCGAATCCTGCTGCTTTATATTCTTCACGTTTAGCAGTGTGGATATCTCGTTTAACTGCGTTTATTTCATTCTCTAATGTACGTAGTTCGTTAATTAATTCATAGTGTGGGGCGTGTATCGCTTTGTATGCTGGTTTCCACTCGTTCTCTATGTTCTCAATAATTAAGTTAATGTTCTGTGCTATTTTACCTAATGTAGTTAGGTAATATATGTTAGCTGTTTCTACTTTGTTATGGCTACTTCTATAGTCAATATCATAGTAATTATCTTTATCATCTCTATAGCTGTAATGCTTTCTAATATTAATCGCGCTAGGCCACCTACCATCTTCAGTTGGGACGATTTCTAATGTGTCGCCTGTGTATTTGGCGCTATGTGGACTTACACTTAGAACGCTACTGAACCAATCACTAATAGATTTGTTTAGTTCCTCTAATGCTGGTTGATATACTGTTGTTTCGTACTGTACTAATTCGTTTTGCTTAACTGCAAACTGTGATGCAAGCGCATCTAAGATGATTTGTTTACTCATAACCTTTAATTATTTATTATACTTAAATCTACGGTTGTTATTTTGCCTATTCAAAGTAACATTTGGTTTGAGACCATTTACCATTGATTCGTGTTTCACGGGTATAGTCACCATCGTATGCTCTATTTTCACGTGGGTTAAGCCATATCCTAACATCATCATCGTCGACTTTTAATTCACTGCCATCCCAAGCTTGTTCAATTGTGTCTAAATACACTAAAGAGCGTTCTGTAAATTTCATTGTTTCAACTGTATTCATAACTTTTAATTTTTTAATATACTTAAATCTACGATTCGAATCTCGCCCTCCCTAATAGAAGAACGAGTTCCAAGCGAATTGTGTAGGCACTTTATATTGCACTCCTACCTTATATCCAACCAATCCAATGGTTGATTTATAATCGGATTCTACTGATTCGAATACGCAATTTACTTTACCTACTTTAACTAATTTGGCTACTAACGTTGGTGATTGGTTTTGTGTTACTCTCTTACCAATTACTGATTTTAAATCACTTACTACTGTGTTTTTGTTAACACTTTCTAGATCTACATATGGCATACTTAATAATTTTATAACGTGAATATACGACTGGGATTGTGCCAAGCACTATATTAATCAGCATCTGCGAATAATTCGCATTCATGTGCATCTAATATATAATCAGGGTATTGATAAGTGTCAATATAATCTATTGTAAACTCAACACCTGTTACTTCTTTTACTGCTTTTAAAGACCAAGCAATGTGTATATTTATTTTTTCCTCACTGTATTGACTATATTCGTTTAAAACACGTTTTACTGTTCTTTCTGGTTCATGATGATTCCAATTCTTAAGTAAGTTAATAAAATCAACTTTATTATAACATGTACTTACATCTTTAATCCAATTCTTAACGTGGGTTTTCTTATCCAAATCGTATAAACGGTAGGATAATATAATTTTTCTTATGTCCATATCTTTTAATTTTATACCGTAAATGTATGACCATTACTCTGCCTGACCCACTCTAAACTCAATTTGGTCATCGTCTGCATCAACGACTCGCATCGTCATGTTAGCGTTTTCCATTAGTAGTGTTAGGTAGTTCAATGCTTCGTCTTCGTTTTCGAAATGTGCTCCATTTGGATCTAATATCTCAACTTCGTCTCCATCGAATACGAATTCGCATTTCTTAACTCCATCAAACGACATTGTTAACGTTTGGTATGCTGTATTATCTATTGTTACTTTCATAACATTAAGGTATGACTATTACTTTGCCTTCCTCACGTCATATTCTTCCTTCGTTTCGATGCTTGTAATAAATGTTAATTGAGCAGGGTATGCTTGTATTGCTTCTGCCTTATCATTGTAAAATATATATAATCCTTCTTTCATGTCTAAGTTATCTGCCCATACGCCACGTTCAACTGTTGTATTACCTACGATAACTGATAATCTGTATAATTTCATATTGTTTATTTTTATTCTGCTAAATATAATCTATTGTGGTTGTATAATGCAACGGAATTATCTTCAGTTAGCAATCCGTAGTTTTCCTTAACATGTTCGTATATAGCGCTTAATGGCTCATTAATTACTTCACCTAGTAACTGAGCGAAGTAGTTATTTGATGTTGTTACTGTTTCTTGTGGTGTACCTGGTAATCCACAGTAATGTGCTTCGCCTACCTCACTAATGAACATACCGCTATAGAAACCATATAGTTCATGTCTATTCATGAATTGATCTGCATTGCACCATATTGAGATACATTCAACATTCTTTAATACGTCTACCATTGTTGAATCGACTATATAACCATTATTGCCTACGAATTGACCTACACTAAATAGTCCAAATGGTGAACCATGACCTAACATTATAATTCGGTCGTGTTGAACCATTAGTTCTTTAACTTGATCCTTAGTTGCACCACCATTCAGAATAATAGCATCGCTTACATTTGCATATATCGGTTTTAGGAAATCCGTTGATACGTCTGCTGGATGTATAATTAAATTTTTCATAACATAAAGATAGGTAGGCAATTCTGCCTACCCACTTTTTATTTATTTACTTTCATCAGTTTCATCTTCTTCATCTTCCCACCACTTATTTGGGTTAATCTCGTCTGTTAAATCATCTAGACTGTTGTATGCTCTTTGTAAGTCATTGTTAATCATTCCTAGATTATAACCTAATTGAATCTCATTAAACTCACCATTTGCTAACTCAGAAATTTGATCAGTTGCTTCGTCTAGTGCTGTATAGATTCTAATCAGTGTATTAAATTGCTCTTGTGTTAATACGATTTGCTTTTGTTCTTCTTGTACTGGGGTTGATTTTGTTTTGCTCATAACTTGTTTTTTGTTTTTTAATTATTATCTTCATTCATCATTGAGTTAACCTGATCAATAGTTAATAGTTCACCTTTCTCTGCTTGCTCAATTAACTCAACCATATTAGCCCATAACATGTTTTTATCTTCAGCTAAGTAGTTATTCAATATCATTTCAACTAGTGTCTCAGTATCATCTTTAAATAATACTACTAACTGTTCATGAATGCCTTTAATTTGTTGGTCTGTTAAGACACGATCCCAATTTTTTGTTACCATAACTTTAATTTTATAATGTGAATATATGATCTTAACTCTGACAATTAATAGTCGTCTTCATTATCCCAATCATTACCAAATCCATCTTTATCTTCATCATCATAGTACATAAATTCATCAATTTCATCTAATTCTTCGTAGTAACTTTCTAATGTGTCAATGAAGTCTTCTAAATCGAAGTTTTCAGGTGCACCACGTTCATTAAGTGTGTTTGTTGCTACTGTAATTAGTTCATTTAAAATGTCTTTAATTTCCATTTTGTTTCTTTTTACTATAAATATAATGATAGAATTCAAGCAACGTACCATCGAAATTGAACATTTCGTCCTCAACTTCGTCTTGCTTCATTCTAAACGCTAACCAGAAGTCCTTATACATTGCCTCTAATATTTTGGCTTCGTCTTTTTCAAAGTCATTCATTAATCTACGTCTACGCTCTCCAAATAAACATCTTGCTTCGTGTTGTTTACCTACATCAGTTATTTTAGATAATGATTCCTGTTCTAATTCATTCTCCCATAACATCCACCAATGATAATCACTTGGTTCGTAATCGCCATTTACTATTTTATCTTTAAGTGGTTGATACTTATGGAGTGTTTCTCTACCTTTGAAACGGCGCCACCAATAATACGGATTGTATTTTGTTGGGGTATAATTTTCAATTCTATCTTTTAATTCCATCCGTTATCAGCTTTTACTTTATCAATGTGTTTGCAAGTACGAGAATTACCTGACCAACCAAATGCAGGGCAAGTACAACTCCATCTATCATCTTCATTTTTAACAGTATATTTCTTACCTTTACTACCATCTACCTCCTGTTCAAATGTATTTTTGAACGCTTCGTTTTTAGAGTTTTTATACTCCTTCTTAAAATATATGATGTGTTTTTGGCCTAAATGAAATGGAATTTCAGTCCATTTACCATCAGCAATAACGAAACGCTTATCTGTTTTAATTGGATCTGTAAACACAATTGGTGGAATGTAACTATGGACAATTATCTTGTCTCCTCCTACTATAACTGACATAACCTTTAATTTTATACCGTAAATATACGCTTAGTACTTTGCCTTCCAAAACTGATACCATTTACGTTTCGGTCTTGGTTTGCATACTGAGAATGGATTATCACCAAATGATGCTTTATTACTATATTTAGACGTTAACATGTTTAAGAATACTTCATGGTATTCTGGAGGTATAGTGTTAAAGTCTGCTTCAATTTTAACGTTTAGTTCAATTGGGTCTTTGGCTCCATTAATCAATACTAGTGTTTCATTAATTGAAACTAATCTAGACGTTTGAACGTTTAGATGTGAGCCGAATCCTAAATAAATTTCGCTTTTATTTTCCATAAAGTAAATATAAGGTGAGGGCTTTGACACCCCCACCTTTCAAAATTAAAGATATGCTTCAGCTAATTCGAACAATTGTTCGTTTAATTTAATATCCTGTTGGAAGTTCTTTACTGATCTAGCCTTACGACCACCATATGTGTATGAACCACCTAACACTTTCTCTTGAATACGATTGAATACAACCCATAGATCATTACCTTGATCTTCAGCACGTGTTGGGGTAAGTATGTCCATAATATTAACACGTTGCTTAGTTCTTAATTCAGCCGCCTTAGTAGCGAACTCAGTCATTTGAGCTTCAGTCAACTGAGTTGTTTTGAATAGGTTAATCTTATTTACTAATCCAGGTAACTTACTAATCATTTCAGCAACCTTAGATTGCAATGATTCAAATGTGTAATTCATGTGCCTAATAGACATTACTCCGAAATCAGCATCACTGATTACTAATCCATTACTACATACCATTCTGAAAATACCAACTCTAAAGTTAAATGCGGCTTTACCGTCATGTGAATTGGTTAATAAGATTTGAGGGAACGAATCATCTCCATTTGCACCCTTAATTGTGATTTCAGGGTGACGAAACACTAACAAGTGTTTTTGGAAGCCCTTATACTTACGAGATTTAACTTCTTGAGCTTTAGTTACTTCCCAACCTAAGTTCATTAAATCTTCTACTACTCTAATTGTAGGAGTTTGGATGTATTTATCCGTTAAATGTGAAGCTTTTTCAGTTGTAAATACTGACGGTGCTAATTCCTTAATTCTTTCAATACTGTAAGTCATAACCTTTTATTTTAATTTTTTATAATACTTAAATCTACATTAACCACTTTGCCCGACCACCTCTAATTTAAGACACCTAAACGTGCATATATAATAGCTTCGCTATATGCTTCCATCTCTTCTTCAGTTTCAGGTTCGTACATTTCATCAATGCGAGCCACTATTTCTTCTCGTTCTAGACCCCTCAACGTTAATGAGCGTGTCCAGTTCTCAATCTCTAAACATTTAGTTAATAATTCAACTGTCATACTTTTAATTTTACAACGTGAATATAAGTGAGGGGCTCCGCCCCTCAAATTATGCTTTGTTATTTATATCTCGTTCCTTTTGTCTACGTCTTAGCACTAACCATTGTTCTTGTTCTGCTAATGTAGCGCCTCTACGATTCAAGTCATCCCATGATTCCTGACTCAATGGCACATGTTTCTTTTTCTTGTTTAATACTCTATCTAACTTTCTACTTACTTTGTCTTGAGCTTCGTCTCGAGTTTGAAATGCCATATTTTTATTTATTTGAGATGAATATACAATCTCTATTCTGCCACCCACTTACCATTATCAATCAACTTAAATTCATCGCTGTTTCTGTCTATGAACTGCCATGTTGCTGATTGTAAACCAAAATGCTCATCAATATGATTCAATACTTGTTCAGGTGTAAAGTCTGAGCAGCTATATAGATCAAATTGGAACATTGGAGGATTAGCAGCATCCCAAACATGAATTGAGGCGTGTGATGTAGCTAACGTTACAGTACCTGTTATACCCTCGTTTCCAAGTTCATTAACATATACTGAGGTAGGTCCTGCTACAACTACCATTCCGACTTTATTTACTAATTCTCTAAACCATTGGTTTAGTATTTCTTCTGACTTTGGTGGGTTAGTAATATAACCCTTTACTAATAGGTGGAGGTGATTTGGTACGAACATTACTTAAACTTAAATCCTGTTAATTTTTCAATATCAGCTAAATCGACTTCATTGTTTTTAAGTCCATCAGCTTTACTTGTATTGTTATCAAATAAAAATGCCATCCATTCTTTGGATTTCTTAAAATATACTACTTTCCAACATTGAGTTGGAACTGAAGTTGTACCAATTTTCTTAGCTACACCTACTGACCCGCACCAAACGTGTACTGAGTCTTCTTTAATAGCGTAGTCGCGTACTAATGTTTCTAATGCTTTCCAGTCACCACGATTGAGTGCTGGGTATTGGGCGGTCATGTTACTGAAATAAAATGATTCGTCGTTTGCCACTTGATCACAAGCAGCGTCTGCTGCTGGGAAGTTGTGTCCACGATCGAATCCTTGACCTGTATAATCGTTTTGTAAATTTGTTTCGGCTGGTAATTTAGGGTCAGCTATAAATTTGTCACCACGCTTTGCTTTAACAGGGCATATTAAGCCTGCTCTAGTAACCCACCACTCCACCTTAACTGGGTAGTGTTTAGATTTGCTATAATGTGTTGTATACGATTTGTGTGTTAACGTAACTACATCTTGACTATAAGATATAACAGCTACTAGTGTTAATAGTAGGGATATTAGGCATTTCTTCATGCCGATAAATATCTACGCTACTGGTCCATCAGCTAGGAATTTCAATGTTTCGTAGTATTCTTCACGTAAACGTCTAACAGCGGCTTCAGCACTCGCCACACCAGCTTTAAACATTTGATCATCGTGTTGGTAACCACGCTCATTAATTACTTTAAATACTGCTTCGAATACTTCAAATCCGAAGTAATTGTCAGGTAGCGACTTATATTTATCCATCATAACCAATTATATTTAGGTTGTTTTATATCGTTTAATGATTTATAAGGAACCGAATCTGGTCTAGTGTATTGTTTTGGTTTACGGCCTCTAGGCTTACATACTTTCTCATCACCAGCTCCCCAATTTGTTTCTCTTACTATTTTATAGAAGCGTTCTCGAACGCGTTTCATGTACTCGTCTTCCATAACTATTTATTTAACATAATCTAAGACTAACTCCTCGCCCATACAAAGCATTTGTAATGTTCTAAATTTGCGTTCGTCGTCTAATGGTTTTGCTTCGTTGTAATCATCGCTCCATACTAACTGGCCACCATACATCAATCCACAGAAGTATTCTAGTTGTGAGTTCATTACAATGAACCAGTCGCGTTTAGGTTGTTTCTTCCCTGTCATATTTTGAATCTGATATTTTTAATCCACAGTATAGATCTAGCATTCTCATTTCACGATCAGCTAAATACTTATTATAGCGATGTTTTTTCATTATTAATTTAACACCCCAATCCCGCCATTCCTCATTTTGAGCCTCAGTCATTGTGTATTGTTGAAACCAATTATCAGTTCTACCTTCAACATCTTCAAATTTAAGATCGTGACCTGCTATTTCAAACATCTTATCAATCAATTCCTTTAATACTAGTTTATTTTTATCTGTTCGTTTCATTTTAGATATTTTGATTTAAGTATACGTTCATAATAATCAACTGTACCTTCTGTACTACTAGTCCATCTAAAACGTTCTAAAAGATATTTTAATTTTATCATAACCTACTATTGTTGTACTTACTGTTGAAACCCAATACATAACTTATTATTTTAATTCTCCTAAAGATACAACCCCATCTGTGACAATCAAATATTCTTTTGGCATTGTGTCTATGAAATAGTAACGACCACCTGTAGCTTTACCCTCAATATCAATTTGTGTTTGACCTGTATGGCCTACTACTTGTCTAATTTGAGTACGTAGTGTATCACGATTAGCTTCCATTAGTGCTCTAGGACGAATCCAAATTGGACCTTGAAAGGTTTCAGCCCCAAATCCACCAGCTCCATATACTTTATCTCCAACTTGTTTATATGAGCGATAAGCTAATTTACCCGGTTGGTAATATAACAATTCATTAACCTTATCAACCATATTACTTACATCCCATCCTTCAACAATATCATCTAACCATACACTACTTAATCCAGCGTGTGAGAATACAAAATCATCAACTTGATAAGCTGCTTGTAAGTATTGTTTATTATTACTTACTACGTGTTTGATTGACGGCGCCATTAATGTTTGATAACCTGAAGTATTCGTTTCATCAATGCCTGGATAGTAATGATAATCGTGATTGCCAAGTAACAATGTTACTTTATGGTATATAGATGTATTTCTGAAATCAATAATGTCTAGAAAGTTATTAATTTGGTCTAGACCTTTAACTGTGAATGAGTCAAAGTAATCACCTACAAATACAAATTCATCTGTTGTATCGTGTTCTTGTGCTACTACTTGTTTCCATGAATCATGGCCGTGGATATCTCCAATAATAACTGTTTTCATAACCTGAATTTATAACCTTATTTTGACCCTACCAAAATTTATACCATGGTTTTTCTACCTTAGATTTTGGTCTTGATGGTACTTTAAGAGTGTGATTTAGTAATAGATTAGCATGTTTTTGAATTAATACTTTATCTTCAGTTGATAAGCCACTAACATTGATATGAACTTGTACTGGTGAGCTAATCTTACCAGCCTCTAACGTTGTAGTTATAACGTAATATTCTTTGCCTTTGACATAAACTGTACGTACCATAGGCATAAATATATTAATCTTCGTTTTCTAAATTACCTGTTATTTGATAAGCATCCCATAAATTTTCTAACGCTGTATTTAGTTTTTCATTTACTTTCTTATCAACCTTAGCTACGGGATGTTGTATAAGATGATTATTTATATTTTCCATTATGATATGAAGACGATCCATCATTTCATGATAATGGCCTGAATTTAGTTTGTCTTTTAACCTCATTATGTAAACTATCTATTGTTGATTGTAATGTTTTTACTTCAACCTTAAATTGATTAATCCTTTCATTCTGAAAGTATATTGTTGTTAGTAGTGCTAGTAATGAGCACGCTGTTAGTATTGGGTTTATATATTGTTTCATCCTAATAATTCTTTTAATCGTTGTTTTAATGTTAAAGTTATAATTTCAAATTTAGTTCCATTCCATCTTACAACACTATCTCTACCTGATTCTTTCCAAGAGCATATTCTACATGTTCTAACTTTACCTAATTCAGTTGCAACTTGGTATACCCTACCATCCTTTCTAAACATAAATCTAGGGTACCAACGTAAACATTTAATACATTTTTTACCTAGTCCCACCATTTTTCTATGTTGTTATTCAAATGTTTAAATAATTCTCGTCTTGCTTTATTATGATCTTTTGCAGCCTTATCCATTCCTTCAGTAGTCCACTCAGTTGCTTCTGATAAGTATTTATCAAGATGATATTCGGTTTGTACCTTCTCTATCATTTCGATTGCTGTTTTAATGCTATCAGCATCGTGCTCATTAAATACATGTAAACCATCTTTACGAATATAAGCTTCAGTATCAATTAATTTCTGTTTAAGTATTTCGTAAACGAAATAATAATCCCAATCACGATCTTTCCATATAATAGGAATCCAACGTATTAACTTACGTAGTTGCTTTATTTTTTGTTTAATTTTATACATAGTGTTAGTTTAAAGTAGAAATTTGGCCCTACTGGAATGTAGGGCCATAATGACTTACTTAGTTACAGTTGAATCTACTACTGCTGTAGTTGAATCTGCTGCTACTACTGTTGAATCTACTGCTACTGCAGTTGAATCAGTTGTTGATACTTCAGTTGAAGCACCACCACATGCTACCAATGTAGCGATTGCGAAAATTGCAATTACTTTTTTCATAATGTAATTTTTGTTTTATTATAATTAAATATACAACCTAATTCTGACCGAACCAAATTTATAATTGTAATCTTGAACCTACAAGGAAGAAGCTAAGTATGGGTGTACCCGGTACTGTTGATAAGCTTGCTTTATAGTCAATATTAAATCCAAATCGTTTACTCAATTTAAAACTATATCCTGTGCCCACCAAACCCATTATATTGTAATTCCAGGTACTACCTGATTTGCTATTATAAGTATATGGCGACGCCATTAGGAATACACCTGGCGATAATGTTGATTTACGGCTCAACACATAAGGTTTAGTCCAGAATGCCGTTGTTGATGACATCATTGAATATGAGTAACCAACAGCTTCTTTTAACTTAATATTGATAACAGATAAGTTATAGCCGAATGTACCATGTTTTGGATGTGGTATAATGTGAGTATAACCACCGAAAGTCATATGCGTACCTGCGACGTAAGCAACGGTATATGAATAAGCATCTATTGATTTGAGTACTCCGTTCTTAAAGTTCATATCGCTTTTATTCGCAGATAAAGCGAATGATTTTAAATCAGCCCATATCATACTTGATACGCCCCAACTTGATTCGCCTGTAGCTGATGCTTGAGACATACTCAATGATATGATTGGGGTGAATCCACCTGCAGGGTTTTGTGCTACAGTTAGATCTGAACCTATCATTATAGGATTCATTTTAGCTTGTTTCTTATCGTCCTTCTTATCTTCTTTTTTCTCTTCCTTTTTTTCCTCTTTCTTTTCTTCCTTTTTCTCCTCTTTCTTTTCCTCTTTAGTTTCTGATTTCTTTTCTTCTTTAGATTCGCTTTTACTTTCAGATTTAGATTCGCTCTTTGATTCTGATTTTGTCTCTGATTTGCTTTCGCTTTTGCTGCTTCCAGATGAGCTTGATGAAGACGATTCCCCAGATGAGGATGACGAACCAGAAGATGAAGACGAGGACGAACCCGATGATGATTGGGATGAAGACCCACTCGAGGATGCTGCTGTACCGCTTGAGGCTGAAGCGCCACTTGAAGCTGCTGCTCCGCTTGATGCTGCTCCACTTGCGGCTCCACTTGCTGCTCCTGAAGCTGCTCCACTTGCTGCACTTGAGGCTGCTGATGAAGCGGCTGCTGAAGCTGCTGAGCTTGCTGCTGTTGAAGCGGCTTGTGCTGCTGCTTGCGACACTGCCTGAGTCACTGTCTGTTGTACTACGGGAGTTGATACTGGACATGCTAGTGAGTTGTAGGATACATACGTTGCTTGAAGCCAAGCTTGTAATTCTCCATTTGTTACCTGCGCTGGTGTGAATGTCCTAATTTGACCATAGAATGAAACGATAGCGTTTCCGTTAACCATTGTAGTTGTAGCTACTTTGGTTTGACCAGTGCATTTGTCAATGAATGTTTGAGTGTAAACTTGCCCGTTCGCTACCTTAGCGAAGGAACATAATATGATTAACAATAAACTTATTAACCATTTTTTCATCTTAGAAATTAACACCCAATCCAAAAGTTCTATTATTGATTATTGGGTCATAATCAAACTTTATTGTGAAGTTTTTATAGTCGTGTAGTGCACCTATTTTTACTGTTGTAAATCTATCTAAGTACTTAGGGAATGTTATGTAGCCTAAATCATCTTTACCTCTCCATTTAGCGTCTTCACTTACAGTTCCTATCATCATATGAATACCTGTTCTTTTAATTCGCTTACCTACACCAACGTAAAAACTCTGTCTTTGAATTAAGTCGTTTACCATTGGAAAATCAATATCAACTATATTTCCAAAAGGAAAGAACGTTGAATTATCTCTTAGGTTGCTTGCTGTATATTCTACTATAAAGTATCCTTTATTTCCTATTGTAAAGAAACCACCCACTTGATCATCTGTTGTTCCCTGAATACCAAAGCTAATAATTGGTTTCTTACCTCTAATAGTATCTCTCCTACCATTATCATATACATAAACTCTTGCAGGTTGTCTATAACCCCAATCATTCATATACCACATTGGTTGCCAGAAGTTCCATCCAAACCCAGGTGCACCCCACATATCCCATCTATTCCATCCCCAACCCCAGTTATTCATTAACCAAGGATCATTAACAATAATATTTGAACCTGGTCTTGTTCTTGCAGGCCTATTAAATTCTCTTGGTGATTCATTTCTCCAACTACTAACATTCCGTTGTGGAATTGATTGTTGAAATGATTGTGTTGATACTCTAGGTGTTGACGTAGCACCTCTCCAAGTGCTAGTTTGTGAATACAATATAATAGTACAGAATAGTACTAGTATTAATGTTAAGCCTGTAATCAATAAAATCTTTTTCATACTACTTTAGTTTTGAAAGGATTGCTAAATTTTTGTTTACTTGAGCTATTGTTTTAAGTCCAGATCTTCTAGATCTCATTGGACGTTTCTTTTTTGCTTTTGTTCCCATTTTAATTAATTTGGAAATACACCCTTTTTAATCATACGAGGTAATATACGAGCACAAGCAATATCTAATGCTTTTTTAGTCGCAATACTAACTGTTGACTGATTAAATTTAACTGGGTCTATTGTTGCGTCAGATAATAATGTTAATTCTCTAGTTGTTTTAGCTTCACCTAAGCCTGATGCTGCTATAATTTCTCCTGTTTCAGCATCTGTAAAGCGTACTTGTAAGCCTAAACGTGTAACCATTGTATTTTTAACTCCATCTTTTAAGTTTACTTCTTCGTCATCTGAAACTGACCAATCGTATACTTCAATTTCAACGAAATAATGAGCTAATCTAATTTTACCTCTACCATCTAATTTATCTTGACTAATTCCAGCTTGTGATGCTTGGAATTGCTTTACCATTCTGTTTTTAATTTCTGTTTTATCTTCTGTAAATGTAAAGCGGTTAAGATTTTCAAGATATTCCAACGTAATGTTAGCCACACCCAGACCCACTTTCTTTTCCTTGAGTTCAGGATATTGCTCATAAAGATCATCACCAATACCGCATTTGAGAATCTGAATCGGTATTGTTTTTCCTTCATAATTTAAAAATTGACTAATGTCTATTTTTGTTTCGAATGAAGCTTTGT